GCTAAGTTTACTTTTATTGTTGGGCCTAAGAAGCTTATGATAATGGTAATTAAAGACAGAGATATTTTAGTCGACAAGGCTGAAAAGACTTTGATTTTTGTTAAAAATCGTGTTATAATGTTATATCGGAAACTTTAATGGCTGAGTCATTTTCTTACAAGATTACTACTGAGAGTGAATTATTCACTTTTGATTTTACTCAAGTTCTTGCACCTAATGAGACTATTCTAACGGCAGATTGTTCCGTTATTGTTATGGACGGTGTAGACCCTAACCCATCAGCAATCCTTCAGGCTACTCCTATTATTGCTAATAAGACAGCGTCTCAGAGAATTATTGGTGGACTAACTGAAGTAACTTATCGTCTAGAAATGACGATTACTACTTCATTAACTAATACCTATGTAGGTGTTGGTGATCTCCCAGTCTACGCTTCTAATCTGGTATAACCTATGAGTTATCAATCAAACTATGTCAGAGGTCTTTGGAAATGTCTTTGTGAGTCGTGTGGTCGTGTAGTTAAGAATACAGAGCTTCGTCAACGCTGGGATGGTTTTATGGTTGATGAACGCTGCTGGGAACCAAGACAACCACAGGATTTTGTACGAGGTGTTGCAGACTACCAAGCACCTCCATGGACAAGACCAGAACCACAAGACCAATTCATTAAAGTCTATAGCACTAATCGTTTAGTCAATGGCTTTTTAGTAAACACTATTACAGTAGGATAATTTATGTCAAAGCCTTTATTTACTAACAATGCTGCTACGGCTCTTGCTGTAGCTATTACACCTACTTCTACAGTATTACAAATCACTGCAGGTACTGGAAGCTATTTTCCACAGCCTACTGGTAGTGATTACTTTATGCTGACATTGATTCAAATCAATAATCCTGAAGTAGCAGAGATTGTTAAATGTACTTCTCGTACTGGTGATTTACTTACTGTAGTGCGTGGTCAAGAAGGCACATCCCCTCAAATCTTTAATATTAGCGATAACGTACAGCTTCGTATTACTGCTTCTAGTTTAAATCTTTTTTCTGGTGACAATGAAGCTGCTAATATTAATTTTACACCTTATGGTTTTATCTCAGCTACAGATGTTCAAGGAGCCATAGACCAAACAGTAGATAAATTTACAGTACTTTCTGGAAATACTGGTTCTTCTTTAGTTGGATATAATGAAGGTGATACAGGAGCAATAACAAGAACTGTCCAAGAAAAATTACAAGAATCTATTTCTGCAGCAGATTTTAATAACTTTTCTAATGCAGTAGCAGCAGCGGTGAATAAATCATTGCTTGTTGAAACTGCTGTAACTATTTCTTCTAATACAACAGTACCTTCATCAGTCCAGCTTATTGTAAAAAATGGAGCTTTATTTACTATTAACACAGGCATTACTTTAACTATTAATGGTCCCTTTACTGCAGGTATCTATCAAATATTTAATTGTGTTGGTACTGGGAAAGTAATATTTAATCGAACATTTGTGTCTACTGGATACCCAGAATGGTGGGGAGCAATAACAGGTAATAGTTCATTTGATTGTTCTACTGCTATTAATGCTTGTATTGTTGCTTGTACTGTTACTCAATTACAATGCGGAACTTATTATACACAAAATACTGTTAAGCAGTCAACTGCTGGTAGGTCTGTAATAGGCGCATTAGGGGATTCGACCCAAGGGGACGCAAACGCATCTACCATTATGTTAACAAACGGTACTGCTAATATTTATCAAATTGGTTCAGATACTTTTACTTCTGGAATATCTCAATCTAATAACTATCTTAAATATGTAACATTAGGGCGTAGTGTTGCACCTGTTATTACATCAGGTTGTTATGGTTTATCAATTCAATATACTACTTGGACAATTGTTGAAAAAGTATTTTCTTATGATTCAATGGTTTCTTTTAACATTAATGGAACTGGTGATACTAGATTAAATTTCTGTGTGGCTGGTAGATATACTACAGGTACTGGTAGTGGCACAGATACATATATTGGATTTAATTTAGATGGTAATACTAATCTTGGATATGCTGGTGGGAATGCTTCGGTTTATTTAACACGTTGTGTTGTTGGAAGTATAGTGCCTACAGTATCTTCAATTGGGCTTAATGCAGCAGGTGCTTATGGTTGGTCGGACCTTTATATAGACCAGCTTGAAACTGCTCAATTGTATGCAGGAATTATTTTGACTGGTAATGGAGATATATCTACCCCACCAGACTATCAAAATGAAGATGTAATTATTCGTGATTGTGTTTTAGATACTTGTACTGTTTCGGGTATCGAGTTTGTTAATATTAGTCAATATGGTGCAATTACTGTAGAGGGTGGTTATATTGCACCGTTTCCTACAAGTACAACTTTTGTTGGTTGTTTATATTTTAATTCTAGTAAAGGTTCTGTAACTATTTCTCAAGTTCAAATGTTGTTAGGAGTTAACCCAAATGCTCAAGCAGTCTATGCAACTAATTCTGATTCAATAGCAATGAAAAACAACGTAGCAAACGAAGCTGCTGCAACAAGTGGTATATATTATTTAAATAATATAACAAACTGTTCTTTTGAAGATTACATTAGAAACTATAGTGCTGCTTCTAACGCACCTGCTGTTGAATTAGCTGGTACATGTACACAAAATTATTTTAAAATGAATATTTTAGGTAAAGCTACTGCTTTTAGTGTTGGGTATTTTGTTCCCTCAACTTGTACAAAAAGTGAATTTAATTGCACAGGAGTTAATCAAACTTGCTTAAGTGTTAGCCCAGGAAAGCTTGATTACAATGCAGGGATTATTACTACAGTAGGGACATTTGGCACAGGCAACTATGCTTCAGGAGTAATGTCTTGAGTAATATGCTTTTTGCAAACAATGCAAATACGACTTTAACGTCGAGCATAACTACGTCTGCAACTTCTATTACTGTAGCTTCTTCTGCAGCTTTTCCTTCTCCAATAAATCCTCAATATTTTTATTGCACATTAGCTGATTCTGCAACGCAGCAAATTATTGAAATTATTAAAGTAACTGCAATATCAGGTACAACATGGACAGTAGTTCGTGGTCAAGATGGGACTTCAGGTACAGCATTTTCTATAGGAGATATTGTATCTCTTAGATTAGTGCGGGCCTCTCTTAATGATTTTGCTAAGTTAGATGAAACAAATACATTTACACAAACAATAACAGCACCTTCGCTTAATGTTTCAGGATTAACTGCTTCCAGTGCTGTTGCAACGGATGCTTCTAAAAATCTTGTTTCTGTGACAAATACAGGAACAGGAAATAATGTATTAGCAACTAATCCAACAATTACAGGACTAACATTTACTTCTGCAGCTACTGCTGCCCCAGCTTTTAGTGCGTATGCTAATGCCGTTACATCTGTTGCAAATTCAACTTTTACAAAAGTAGCAATTAATACAAAAGAATTTGATACTAATAATAATTTTGATAGCGCAACAAATTATCGTTTTAAGCCTACCGTAGCTGGATATTATGAATTAAATGCGGCAGTTACATTTGCAACTTCTGCAACTGGGTATGGCATTACAAGTATATTTTTTAATGGTTCTGAATTTAAACGAGGAAATTCAATTCCAATGAGCGCTGGGCTAAATATTACAACAACAGCGTCTACATTAATTTATTTTGATGGTTCAACAAGTTATGCCGAACTTTATGTTTACCAAAATAGCGGTGTAACTTTAAATACTTTTAATGGTTCGCCATATGTTTATTTTCAAGCATCAATGGTAAGGAGTGCATAATGACTTTATACGACAAAATTGTAGCTTTATATCCCACACTTACTGAAGCTGATTTTATGCCTCCGTTAGGGACAATTATTTTACAAAACGATTCAGATGGCAAGGGTGCTTATATTGCCAAATGGGAACATCCAACATTACCTAAACCTACTGTGAATTAACCAATGTCCGACCAACTAGAAACCCGAGTAGTACGCCTTGAGATTAAAACAGACAACCATGAAGATGATATTAAAGAGCTTCACAAGTCTACTACTGACATGTCAAAAGCTATGGCAAGTATAGAAAAGAATCTAGCACAGATTAAGTATATTGCCACAGGTGCTCTGGCTGTAGTAGTAACCCAGTCCCTTGGACTTGATCGTGCAATTAAACTATTATTTGGAGGCTAGATGTCTACAACCTTTACAGTAAGCCGTGATCAGATTATCCAGTTAGCATTACGCAAGCTTGGTGTATTGGAACTTGGCGACAATCCTGATGTAGCTACAGTAGCTAATGCATCACTAGCTCTTAACTTATTTATTAAACAAATGGCAACATCTGGTTTAAAGTTATGGAAAGTTAATGAGTTAATATTACCACTTGTTGCTGGACAGACTGAGTATGTTATTGGCCCAGCTAGTACTGGTACGGTAGATCTGAATACAGATAAACCACTTAAAGTAATACAAGCTTGGTTACGTAATATAACTGTAACACCATCTACGGATGATGTACAGATTCAGTTGCTAAGCAAACAAGAATACAATATGTTAGGTTCAAAGTTTAGTACTGGAACACCTAACTCCTTATACATGGATGTACGTAATACTACAAGTAATATATACATGTATGTTACACCAGATTCATATACACAGTTTAATCAACAGTTACACTTTATTGTGCAACAACCGATGGCTGACATTATGACAGCACAAGCTATCCCTGATTTCCCTACTGAGTGGATGAACGTCCTTGTATGGAACCTTGCTGATCAGCTAGCTATTGAATACAGTGTGCCGGGTAATCATCGTCAAGAAATTGCTTTGCGTGCTAAGATTTACAAAGAAGAATTAGAAGCATGGGACGTCGAGACTTACTCTACATTCTTCCAGCCTGACATGAGAATGGGAAGACCTTCCTCCAACAACCTACCATAATAGGATACTATGCCAATTGCAAGACTACCTTTAGCACAACCAATAGAGACTCGTGATGGTACCTTGGCAAAGGATTCTAAGTGTGTCAACGGTTACTTTGAGAC